AACAGAAACAACCTGCGTACTGGAGACATGCGCTCAGCACAGGAGAAGTTAGGTTGTAAGTTTCTTACAATGTACTCAAACTTTGGTATTGGAGAAAAGCTCAAGAAATATGGCAGTGATGCTGAGAAGTTAAAGAAGGCGCTTGATCTCTATCGCGATGGTACACTAGGTCTACGTCTTCGTCCAGCTTCGGCGTCTGCTAACAAAGAACTTGAAAAACAGAACGACATTCTTATCTCAGATAGGTTTGATCGTTACTATCAGAGTCAAGCACAGATTATTCAAGCAATAAATTCTCCCGGCATTTCACCAGATTTGAAACAGTATTACTTAGAAATGCTTCTTGCGACAAGAGTATCAGCTATGACCTTGGCGCGTAACTTTAACCGTGATAATCCAGATGCGTTGCTACCTGATGTGTCAAAGATTATCGAAGCCGCAATGCAGCAGATGCAGTCGCAAGCAGGAGCAGGAAATGGAAATCAACAAAATCGAGGATCTAATTCCATACCGAGTGGCCCTTCAGGAGCTATGGCTCAAGGAGGAGTTCCAGCCGGTGATGGAGTTGTTGAATAGTCTCAAAGAGGAGGCGCTTTCTTGGGCGAGGTATGATACGACTAAAGAAAGTGCAGATACTGTGAAAGCGATATCAACCAGAATTAGTACGCAGTTAAGAGTAACTGAGATACTTCTTGAGTTGCCGCAGAGATTAAGAACTCTCGAAGAGCAGCTAAAACATCAAGAAGATCAGACATTGAAGATGAGACGCTCGCAAGAAGGAGGCGAAGTTTAATGGCACTGTTCTCGTGGCAAAAGAAGGTCAAGGAAGATGGAGCTGAGGAGTTCGCTCTTCCTGATGAGTTGACTACTAAGATCGAAGCTGGTGCTAACGCGGCGGCTGATCTCACTCCGAAGGTGACGCAGATTTTAGAGTCGCTTGCGGGAATTAACAAGTTTGTGGAAACGCAGACAGCTAAGGACGTAGCAGCTACTCGTGCAGCAGCGGTGAAGACCTCAACTGAATCTCAGACTGAGCTTGAGGAACGTATTGAGTCTCTCATGCTCGAAGGTAAGACTAGAGAAGCTGTTGCTCTTGCTAGTCAGCCGGTTACAAACGAAGTGTTGTTGCTTCGTGCGGATCGGATTAAGCGTGAAGTTTTCGAGGATGCTGAAAAGTATCCTTATTACTCTGGCGATATCAAGAAAGAAGTTGATGCACTTCTTGAAAATCAGCCAGCGGCGTTTAGAAACAACGCGCAGAATGTTGAGAACTGTTACCATACGATCTTGGGCAAGCACACACCAGAACTTGTGGAAGGTAAACTCAAAAATCGTTTTGCCAGCTCAGAAGGCGGTCGTGGAACAAGTTCAGGTTCTGCTGGTAGTTCTGCTGTAGCAGACGATAACAAAAATCGTCTCGCTACACTGGAAGCAGATGAAAATGTCAAACGAGCTGCTAAGCATCTTGGGTTTACACCGAAGGCTTACGCTGAAATCTTAGATAAGGAAGGAATCGGTTATGCCTGAGATTAGTCACAAAGACATATCAGCAGCATTGAGTGGTTCTAGTGTTTCTGCGGCGGCGCTTGAAGAGGCTATCAAGCGTGTTCTCGCCAAAGGAAAGCAAGAGCGCATTGAAGCAGCGCAGCCAAAAGAGCCAAATTGGGCTACCATGACTGAGCAGGATGCGTACAAGACTTCAACTTATATCCCTACAGTTGAGCACGAAGTGCCTGATTATATGAATATCAAGTTGAAAGATCCTGAGTATGAGGTTGTATGGGCCTCGAAGGATCAGAGAAGGATCGGACAGCTCATGGCGGAAGGGTACGAGTTTCTGATAGCAGAACACGTACATCCTAGTTTCAAGCTTCCCCTGGTGTTCGATTCGGACAAGCACTACTGCTATGTGGATGTTGTTGCTTTACGTGTTCATAAGCGTATCCTATACGGCAAACGTCGTGCAGGACTAGAGCTCTCACAGCGTCAACTTGGAAACAATCGTAGACCGCCCGCAGCTAGAGTCTCAGGTACTTTCGATCTTCAGGAAGTTCCTATGCATCCAGAAGTGGGTTCATTTTACGATCCAGTGGTTTAACTTCAACCCTACGGTGTAGCAGGCATCGTCCTAACAGCAAATGAGGAGAGTGTATGGCAGCGGCAAATCTTACTACCCATCTGCCGATTCTACAAGTGCTGGAGAATGCGGGTACTACGCCGTATACCAGCTCTCAGCCCGAAGCAGCGGGTGAAACCTTCCTCTCAGGTACTCCTGTACAACTTGGCGGTAAAGCCGCTGGGTATGTACAAGTCTGGGATGGTTCTACAGTGACCGCCGGGATTCTTGGAATTTCGGAATCCTTTGGTCTTAACCTTGCTACTGCAGGTCTTGGTGCTCCTGCGGCGCCGTTTGGTGGCATTACAGGAAACATCGCAATTCAAACCTATGGTTCAGTGGTTAACCAGCCTTCTGGTGTGAATATCGCACTTGGTACACCAGTTTCGGATGGACGTACTCTGTATATGGAGCCGAGTCAGTCTAACATCTTCCAGGCTTTGTATGACAACTCCACTGGTACCACAGCTGCCAACTGGACCACCACACAGGCTACTGTTGGTGCTGTTCTTGGTCTGACCAAGGATGCCAATGGTTACTGGTATGTTGACGGTGGCAAGACTGGTGTCGCTGCTTGCGTACAAGTCGTTGGTCTTCCAATGGGACCGGGACTCAACTCTCTCGTCAACTTTGTTTTTCTAGCCACAGCGATTCAAGTAGCTTAATCGAAGGAGATTTCTATGCCTCAAGTTAGAGTAAAATTCGCACAGCTGATGCAGCCGGGGCTAAAGAAGATCTACTTCGATTGCCTTGACAATCAGTTGAAATCGTCAGACTATCCCAAAGTGTTTCATGAGGTAGATTCTGACTCTGAATACGAACAAGAGCTTGAGATGGCAGGCATCTCGGTTCTGCTTGAAAAGCCTGAAAATGCTTCTACCTCTTATACAGAGATGAAGCAGGGTGCTTCTAAGAGAGTCGAGCCTCTGACGTACTCCCTTGGTATCAGGACTTCCAAGGAACTGTATGACGATGATAAGTATGGCCTTGTCGGGAAAAAGGGTCCGACGTTGCTGGCGCGGTCTGCGGCGTTTACCAAGGAGATGATTGCGTGGAATGTGTTTAATCAAGGATTCACGTCCTCGGTTACTACATTCGATGGTAATCCTCTCTTTTACAACGCTCATGCTCTGCTCGGTGGCGCACAGGCTACAGCGATTGGTCCAGGATTGGCCGGCGTTATTTCTGCGCCGGGAACTTATCCTAACCGGCCTCCTGTAGATGTGGATTTTTCGGTAGCCGGTCTTCAACTTGCTACCAATCATGCTTCCCGCATGGTAGATAACATGGGATTTCCAATTCGGCTCAAGTGGCAGCATCTGATTACTCCTCCTGAACTTCGGTTCTTGGTTCGAGAGATTCTTGGTTCTCCGGGTAGACCTTACACAGGGGATAATACGATCAATTCTCTGTTGCCCGAAGATTACAAGAATCTTGAAGTTCCTTGGCTTAACTCGCCGTCTGCTTGGTTCTTGGTTGCAGAAAAAGCAGATCATGCGCTGCAAGTGGTCAATCGTGAAGCTCCTTCAACGGACTTTGACGATGACTTCGACACTGATGCTATCAAGCAGAAGACTCGTATGCGCGTTGCTGCTTGGTGCCCGCGGTGGCAGGGTGTGTGGGGAACTCAAGGGCCGTAGGATTGCAGCAATTCATCGCTGTAATAGTAGCTGGGGGCGCGATCCTGCTCCCGCCCCTGTCTACTCTGAGGATTCAAATGAGCTTCTTCGCACAGACCGGATTACGTCACACACATCTTACAGGACCATGGCATTACTGTGATCGGTGTGATAAGAAAGTCAAAATTGCAGTAATGAAGTGGGAACGAGGACTTCTTCTTGGACCAGAGTGTCAAGATTCTAACAGTTCTCTTGGTCTTCTTGGTGAGCGTGATATTAGAATAGCGCAGGTACTCACTGATGGAAAAGAAGAGCTCGTTCCTGTAGAAAAACTTCGTAATCCAGACTTTGCCGAAGAAGTAGAAGATTTTCTGATCTAAAGCGCCAAGGCGCTAGAGGGAGATTGAATGAGCATTACCGAAGGAAAATGGGAGCAAGGTACTCCCTCGACTGACATGCAAATTTTTGTAGACGCTGGCTGGTTTACAGATGTTGCAGGTCTGGCTACTGTTGCATCTGCGGGACCGGGTTTGTTTACTAAGCACGTACCTGCTACAGATGCTAGTACATTCTTTGCTAACCTTGGTTTGTTGTTGAGAACTGGGCAGTATGCTTCCGCTGATGGACAGTCACAATTTGGTACAGCCGCAGGAGTTGCCGGACCTACAACCGTAGCAAATACCAGCGGTCCACTAGCTCTGCCGCCAGGAATTCCGCCGATTCTTGCTGCTAATTTGCCAACACTTGGAAATATACAACGTGGACCAATTCCCAAGGGTATGCAGATTAACTCGATTGATGTTATCTACACTGTTGCGGCACTTGCGGCAGCGGTAGCAACAGTCGGGCTAACTACTACAACTTTTGCTAACGCAACGGCTCCGGTAGTTACTAATCTGATCGCTCTTGCAGCTAATGGTCTTCCAACCGTAGTTCAAGCTACTCCTTATGTTAAGAATGTAGCTGTAGCGACGCCTGCTATGCTTATTACTGCGGACACTGAGGTAATTGCCAATGTGAACTTTACTGGCGGCGCTACTGGTACTGTAGATTTCTACGGCATCGTAGTTCACTGCTCTTTCAATTTCAACTAAGAAAGGAGTATCGAGATGGCGAACAGTTATTCAACTCGCATCTGGAAAATTACCGGCAATGAAACTACTCCTTTTGGAACAGCGAATGTGAAGTTCAAAGGGGGCACCTGGACTGGTTTTAGTGCAGATGTTATATTCTCAATCACGGACGTGGCTGGAGAAGTTACCACATGGAAAGCGACAGCTGATGGTTCAGTAGTTAGTTTTACTGAGTTAGGCTGGATCTCTGGTCCGATGACTTTTACATTTACTGGAACAACGTATGGAGAAGTCAATCTGTTTTTGGGTGCTAAGTAGGAGTAAGCAATGGGAGCCATCAAAACAACAGAGCTGTCGAATGGTAATATCGGGCTTGAAATTACCTACGGTGGAAAAGAAGCTCCCTTCGGCGGCGTGGATACGTCTGCGCCGCCGGCTTATATTGATCCAAGATGCTTTACTGCATCAGATGGTTTCTTAGTAATAGATAATAAACTCGTAGCTGTGTCTCTGCAACTTAAAGCGATTCCTACTCTCTGGAATGGTGTTGTCGGAGTCATACTTCTTGATGCAGGAACTTTCTATAACTCCACAATCGGACAAGTAAACTATGCTTTGGGTTACACAGCAACTCCAATTACACAACCTGCTTCTGGAGTTGCTTATGTTTTTTACATGACAGAATGGAATCCCTCGAATCTCACACTTGTAAATACGGATACACTTGCGCTTACACTTTTCGATGCGCAACCAATTCTTGAGACAGCTTCTCTTACGCTCGATTTGGTTGCTACAAATACAAGCCAGTATCCGGTTGGAACAGATGCGGTTTTTAGTATTACTACTGTAGATGGAACAGGTGCAATCACAGCAGTTACCATTTCTGATGGTGGTACGCTTTATAATGTAGGAGATCAGTTTAATCTTTATCAAGGCTCTGGACCAGGGCTTACACCTGGAGATAATGGTGTTATACAAGTTACTACTGTAGGTGCAATGGGAGCAATTACTGGAATTAGAATTGTAAATCCTTGGTATGGATTTACAACAGGTGCAACGAGTTATCAAACTTTCTTCTCGGATACTGTGACGGGACTTGTTATAGCTCCTCCAGTCATGGGAAGTGGTGCGATACTTTCGATAATGACAGTTTCTCCGGCTGGTGGTATTCTTGGAATGACTGCGCTTGGAGGTACAAATTACCAAGCTGGACAAGCGTTTAAGGTTGTACAAGGCACAAATCAAAGTGCGTGGTTTTACATAACTTCTGTAGATAGTTCAGGAGGTATTACTCACGGTGCGGTACAAGCACCATTTTTAGGTTTTGGTTATACCACAGGAACTCCAACACAAGGTTTTGGTGGTTTTGCTGTATGGATGATAACAGGAACTTCGGCTCTTACGAAAGAGTACGTAGTTACTACGCTGGTAGCGGCAATCAATGCCTCTGCCACAGCTAGTGCATTAGTGACTGCCACAGCTAGTGTAGATGGTTCAGCGGTTGTCTTGAGTGCCGTAACTCCTGGACCGGTTGGAAATCTTATATCGGTTGAGGATACTTCTGCAAATCAGAATCAAAGCACCGCACCGCCATTCTATTTTCCAGCTTTTAGTCCTCGTTTCTTAGAAGGCGGACAACTTTCTCAAACTACACAAGCGCCGAGATTTTTTACAACTAGAGCTTCTATAGCCGCAGTAGGTGGAACATTATACATAGCAAACCTTGGACCAATGATTCTCAAGTATAGTGGACCGGGCTTGTTTACGATTTCTACGCTATACAACGGTGTCGAAGTACTTCGGAAATTTGCAGGCTCTCTTATAGGTCTTGGTCTTATTCCTCAGCTTGGTACTTTTGTACAAAATGAAGATATGATCTTCGCTTGGAGCGCCTCGGAAGATTTGGATATTTGGGCACCTGTAGGTACTGATGGAAATGTTACAGGAGCTGGTTTTGAGGAACTTGCGGACATTGCAGACTATCTTAGCGGTTTGATTGTAGCAAATGGTACTGCATACATACTTCGTTCTCAGGGAGTATCTTATGCTACGGCTACAGGCAATGGTACACTTCCTTTTGCTGTCAATCATATTGGTCTAGGAGATAGAGGAGAAGGTGCTCAAGTCTCAGATTTGGTCTGTCAGTATGATAGCATTGGAGCTTTTGTAGGAAATTCTAACGTTTATCAAATTTCTAATAGTTTATCTCCGATAGGGGATAAAATCAAGGCTTTGCTTTACACAGCTTATTCTTTAACCCAGCCAATGTCTGCTGGAGCTTGTTCGATTCTTGTCGGTGGTAATGAGGCTGTTCTTTTCGCTTTTAATATAGGTACCGGACTCTTCCTTTATAATG